GGTTAGGGTTAGGGTTAGGGTTAGGGTTAGGGTTAGGGTTAGGGTTAGGGTTAGGGTGATATAAATCCTCCACGCACCTAAAGAAGCATCCCTGTCAAGGAACGTCGAAGGCCACTCATTGAGTTCTGGATATTGTCGAGTGTCGAATTCAAGCTCTGGGCTGGATCGATACGGTGCTGGATCCACTCGGTAACGCCATTCGGCATATTTTTCGAGTGAAACGAAGGAGGTGCATAGAGATCTTGGAGCCAGATTACGGCAAAGCTCAAAAAATTCTTCTCGAGTGTTCGCCAGGACAATTTCAGAGAAGACGTCCTTCTTTCGATCTTGTAAATCATCAGTTGGTCTCTGAAGTCCCCCTGCGACGACGTCTCCATCTTTAATGGCATAGTCGTAACCCTCGCCAGGGTTTCCGTAAGAAGGGGAGATATTCGGGTGGTAACCGTCAACATCAAAGATAGATGCCCGTCGGGATCGAAACTTCCTGCCAAAATCCACGAAAGTGTGGAGGTGAATTCCCCCATCGCTGTGTAGCTCTCTTCCAATGATACACTCTGCTCCAAGCTCTGCAAGTGCATCCACAATAAGAAATGGGTCGAGTGATCCGCATTGAGAGTAGGTGAGAAGGACATATCGGGCATTGATGTGCAGGGACATAGTGCGAAAAAGTGTGCTTGGAGGATTGCGATTTAACATTGTAGCAATCCTCTGGGACACAGGACACAGTCCTTTTATATATAGTTGAGCTTTTGCCCAACAGTTTTTTTGTTGTGTTTAGGCAACAATGGCTTATCCCAGGAGAACCAATTATCGGCGACGACGCCCCATTCGGCGAAGATATTCGACCCGTCGGCGAAATCGTTATGCCGCTCGTGCATACAGACCCCGCTTCCGTCGGAGAAGGATTACGACTCGTCGAATCAGGGACATTGCATCCAGGAAATGTCGGGACAATATGATGCCGGTCCGCATCCAGACAGATGGCGGCGGACCCACTCAACCTGGACTTCCCTTTACTATCGACGGTACCCTCGGTGCACAATTTCTGTTTGTGCCATCCGCGAGAATACCCGGACCCCAATTCGGCAATTCAGAGCGTTCCGCGACACGTACGTATTGCCGTGGGTACAAAGAAAGAGTTAGTCTAGTTACGAACTCGGCAGCACATTGGTTATGGCGGCGCATCGTATTCCGATGTCGCATGTTGAACCAATTCAACAATTTCCCCACCGGGATCAACCCATATGACACGGTCACGGCCAGGACGACAGAGCATGGCCAAATTCGCACTTTGTGGAACGTGGGCGACCAGACAAATGCAGATTACGAGGACATACGAGATAACCTGCAGGAGCTCGTTTTCGAAGGCGCATCCGGTCAAGACTGGGCATCCCCCTTTACTGCCAAGACCGACCCCGCTTTCATTAAGGTCATTTCCGATCGCACAATCAACCTCGGTGGGGCGCAGTCCGACACCGGCCGCATCCACAACAAGCGATTCTGGTACCCTGTCAACAAGACATTGGTGTACAATGACGAAGAAGAAGGTCGTACCCCGTCAAGGGGTGACTCATTTTCGAGTCTCTCTGACGAAACATGTGGGGACATCGTCGTTTATGACTTGTTCACATGTCAAGGCGAAGCTGGTGATCAACTTCAGTTTGGACCCGAAGGGACTTATTATTGGCATGAAGGTTAGGTAGCATACAGCGGGGTGTCTACATAGACGAAAATACAATTTCCTTCCAGCCAATTAACATCGGCCCCTTTATCCTCCCTTGGATCATTGTTTGCCAACCAAATGGCAGGCTTGCCCCAGTGAATCAACTTCTTCTTTCTGTACTTGTCTGTTGTGTAAAACTGGTTCTGGTGACCCAACCAGAACTTATAGGCGTGAAAAAATTCCAACCCTCCCTGAATATCGTCAAAAACCGCATACGAGACGTCCTGGATACTCTCGTCCAAAGAAAATAAACCTCCAAAATAAGCATGTCGTCCTAACGATCTTGCCCACATCGTCTTTCCGGTTCGCGTAGGTCCGTATAACACCAACGATTTACCTCTGCCTAAGAGGTTAGGGTTAGGGTTAGGGTTAGGGTTAGGGTTAGGGTTAGGGTTAGGGTTAGGGTGATATAAATCCTCCACGCACCTAAAGAAGCATCCCTGTCAAGGAACGTCGAAGGCCACTCATTG